CTTTTTTGAAAAAATGTTATAATAAAAGCACTTAAAAAACTTACATGGTTGTAAAATAGCACACCCCCTGTTAGTGTGTTTTTTTATCACGGTCTCACGAAGACCGTTTTTTTGTTGTTTCGTGAGGCTATCAAACTCCATTCATCAATTTTTAAGTTTGTAGCTTCACGTTGACACCAAAAACTAACAGCAGACACTCGCCAGACCAAAACAAGTAGATGGTTGGCAGAAAGAACAAAAGCAGTTAGAGGTGAAAATTAAACTAAAAAGGAGAGAAATATGGTTCGACGCCAAAACAAAAACTACAAAAAAGAAAAAATAAATAACAGCCAAATTGAAGGTATGTCTACTATCGAGAGCATCATTACCATCGGATTAGGAATCTTACTACTATTCATAGGTGGTGGAAAATATCCAATTATCAATTGGACGAGTCTATACCTACTAGTATTTGGAGTTATTAGCTTAATTAAAAATCTTGAAGAAAGATGAAAAAATGAAAATTAAAGTAAAAGTAATCGATGATACTACTTGCTTACATGAAGAAACTCATGCCGATAAGTATGATTTTGGACATGCAGATCCAATTAAGGGTGATTACGTTGAGGATTATCAGGATGTTGAAGTTTGCAACAACTGTGGTGCTTGGCGAACATTTAAGCGTGGCAAATTGATTGAATATCCAGATGGACATAGTAGCGAAGTAGTAGATGACGAAGAAGGAGAATGGCAGGAGCCATTACAATAAAAAATGACAGAAACACGATTATCAATAGCTCAATATATTCGAGAAGATGCTGTTAGTACTCGTCTTAATGACTTGCTTGGTAAAAGAGCATCACAATTCGTAACGAGTTTAGTAGCAGCAGCAAATGCCAATAAGCTACTCAACACTTGCAAACCAGAAAGCGTGGTTTCGGCGGCGCTAATTGCTGCTTCAATGGATTTACCAATCAATCAGAACTTAGGCTTTGCTTACCTAATTCCTTACACGTTGAATAGAAACAAGAAAGATGAAGAAACAGTTTGTCAATTCCAAATGGGATACAAGGGCTTTATTCAGCTGGCTCAACGTTCCGGTTTCTACAAGACCATCAACGCTTCGGAAGTAAAAGAGGGCGAAATCGTCAAATTTGACCGTCTAAGCGGTGAGATTGAGTTCAAATGGATCGAAGACCAAGTTGAGCGTGAGAAAGCTCCTACGGTTGGTTTCGTGGCTTATTTCAGGCTATTAAATGGCTTTGAGAAGTCGCTTTACATGACCGTCGAGGAACTGAATAAGCATGCCAAAAAATACTCCAAGAATTTTGCAAAATTCGGCTCGGGGCTTTGGAGTGATGATTTCGATTCCATGGCGAAGAAAACCGTATTGAAACTCTTAATTAGCAAATTCGGTCCTCTAAATACTCAGCTCCAAAAAGCAATTCAAGAAGATCAGGCTGTTGATGGCGAATATGAAGATAATCCACAACGTAAGCCAGAACTCACAAAAACTCAAGAAGCAGAGATTGTCGAAGAGGTAAGTAATCTAGCTGACCAGTTAGAACAGGAGAATAAAGAATGAACAACGAATTGGTAGTAAAAATTAATCCAACTGAAATTTTTCAAGCACAGAACGAGGGTAAAGATTTTATCGTCAATCCTGATGCTGAAAATGCAATTATTCGCCTCTTGGAAATTCAAGCTGAAGTTAATAATGCGGTTGAACTACTTAAATCAGAGATTGAACGACAAGCATTAGAGTTTAATCCAAATTTTTCAGCCATTAAAGGCGAGAAAATCAAAATTAACTATTCTGCTGCCGGCTCAAAATATAAAGACAATGTCGAAGCCAAGTTTCATAGCTCTAAGTTCTGGAAGAAAAAGACCACGTGGTCAATCGATTCAAAGGCAGTTGATGAACACCGAGCAAAATATTACCGACTACCTGCTGGTATCACAGAAGTAGAACGTAAAAAGACGATCAGAATAAATGTAAGCGAGGCTTCCAATGAATAACGATGGTTTTGGCGCGATTCGTGTTAGCTATTCGATCTTAAGTGCTTGGGCGAGTGGAGACATCGATAGGGCTATTGCTCCATATACTGGCGTTAAAGTCGAATCGACTGAAGCGTTAGAGTTTGGCAAGAAAATGCACGGTATTTGGGAACGATACGTCAAAAAACATAAAGCAATCCCAAAAATCTTTGGTGGTCGCAAACTAGAAACGCCTGAGGTGGAGCTAGCAACCAAACGGGTTCGTAAATTGACAGACTGGTGTGTAATTTCCGGCGTGCTAGATGTTAAAGATGGCACAACTGGAATTGACTGGAAAACGGGTAAAGCTTCGGCTACTGACTACACCAACTCCAAGCAATCAGAAGTCTATCAAGTGCTTTACCCTGAACTCAAGCGCTTTGAGTTCTATTGCAAGAATCAACACATCCACCATACCGACAAAAACCATATCACGGTGGGAGTCGTTTACTTAAACCGTAAAACACTTGAAGATGGCTTGAACTGGATTCTGACAATGGCGGCAGAACTTCGTGAATACTTAATCAACAACGGATATGGCAATAGGTTAGATCAAGGCAAAGGGCTAGAGTAATAATTTAATTTTTAAGGAGAAACTATGAAAAACAACGAAATGAACGATGGATTAAATGAGTTAATAGAAAAATTAATCAAGTCTACAGGTGCTAGAACAATTAAACACAAAGAATTAGAGAATCTTGGCTCTGCGGTTGAAACAATTAAAGAATGTGTTTCGAAAGATAAACTTATTGGATATATAGCTATTGGAGTATCTAATACTGGTGAAGTAGTAAATGCCACAGTAGGCTCAAAATTTGCAATCTATGAGATGATAAATCTGCTTTTTGAAGCCGTAGCAAAAATAGATACCGATCTTGGCGGAAAAATCTTAGAAAAACTTAAATCTAATTTCGAAGAAATAAAAACCTCAAAATCTGAAGACGAAAAGGGCAGTGATAATGACTGTGATGAAGACGAGGAGGATAAGAAAGCGAAGAATAAAGTTGCCGAAAAAATCAAAAACATGCTCGCTAATTGTTTTGATATTGATCTTGAAGATTTGTAATGATAGAGGATTTAGAGGCTATTAAAAAGCTAAAAGGACTCAAATAACTCGTAATGTGGTGCTGGTAAAATACCCCCTTAAGTAAAATAACCAGTTAAATGTCAACGCAGACGCAGCCACTAACTTAGAACTAATAACTATTAACTATTGAATTTCTACTATTGTAGATTGTTGGTACAAAGGTAATTTGTATTATCTCCTCACGTTAGTTTTAAGTTGTTTTTCTCCACTGTATGGTTCAGTATTATGACCTGCAGTGGAGAACCAAAAGAAAGGAGGTAATAAAAAATGAGACGAATACCAAAATATAATTCCGAGCACAATCTTTATGAGCAAATCGCTCGATACTTGCAACTTCAATATCCAAACATAATTTATCGCTTCGATATTGCAGCCGATCTTAAATTAACACCTGGTCAAGCAGCGAAACATAAGAGACTACACCCAGAGCGTGGTTATCCGGATTTATTCATAGCTGAATCAAGTACGAATATATGGCATAGTCCCGTACGTGAGTGGGGGCTTCACTTCGGTCTCTATCTGGAAATTAAAACAGAATCAAACTCACCCTATAAAAAAGACGGCACTCTGAAAAAAGATAAACACCTCGAAGAACAGGCTGAAATGCTCGAAAAACTGCGTGCGAGGGGTTATAGAGCCGAATTTGGGGTTGGGTTTGATGGGTGCAAGAAAATAATCGATAACTATTTACGTAATTAAATAAAAATCTTGCGAGGAGGTAAAGTGGCAAGAAATTATCAAATATCAGTTCGAAAAACAAACGGACTGGAAATCTGGTTTGTAAATCCACGTGATATTTACATCAAAGATAAATATGGCTGGCAGAAATTTACGAGGTGGGATGTCCGGCAGCGAAACTTTTGGACTTATCACTGGCGACCATTCATGCGAACACTTCGAGATTACCGCTATCTAGACATGAGTACGATACGTCGTCTTGCCACCCTACACGACATTAGTATTACAACCGGAAACTTACCTGATTGGGTAAGAAAATCCACAGCTAGAATAATTCCAGAGAAAGGTAGAGCAAGGAATAATGAAAGATTTTATGATAAATCAAGATACTAAAGTTACTCTCTATCTTAAAGAGTGTTATGGCTGCGATAGAGCCGGCAAATACACCCCACTTCACCAGTTTATTATCAACCATCAAATTAAATTGACTAACTTTATTGTTAAAAGGATTGAATTAAACCCTACATGGCAACAAGAAGCAAATTCATTTGATATTGAGCTACCCTTAGTGGTTTTTGAGAACAAAGATGGTGAAAGAGAGGCTATTACTTATTCAGAATTTTTAGATAGACAAAATGATAGAAGTGCCAAACCGAAAAGCTAAGCTAATGGGATCCGTGTCAGTGAGTCGAGCCACTGATGGCACTCCTCCGAGAAGAGAAGCAAAAATGAAATTATCAACAATCAATCAAATAGTGGAAGCAATTTTAGCCCAGACTAAATCAGGCATAAAGCTTGTCCACGAGGACGTACGAGAGGCGACATTTAAGCGAATGGCGAACGAAGCCACCATAATTTTGAAGACCGCCATGATATGCGAAGCTCGTGGAATTGATGAAGCAATGAAATATTATAACGGCACTCATACAGAGGATGAATATAAAGAATTCAGAACTGGTGTAGTAAGTTTTAATGATATTAGCCTCTGTAAGAATTGTTGGTGTATGACACACACGATAGGTAGTAAATGCGGCAAATGCGGAGCAAGAAAGGAAAATTTATGAAAAAGATGCGCACATACGTAAAACCGGCTGCTCCGATTAACTACACAATCCGCTATACCGCCCACGATGATACTAAACATAAAATCATGAACTCTAATTTATCAGAAATTAAAAAGACAGAGCGATTTTTGAGAGAGAAAGGAGTGAAAGATATTGATATCGCAGTAACATTACCACAAAAACCAAAGGGATCGGAAATGTTTCCGGTTAATCACTAAGGAGAATTATATGGATGTCGACAAAACCAAATACATAGTTATAAACGAATCAGTAATAGGTTCAATTATTAAAGATATAGTTACATTTTCAATGTTTGCCGGATTGCTTCTATTTAATCACTGGCTTTTAGGCGGATCTACGGTCGTAGATGTTATGTTCATTATTTTAACTCTAGGATTTCTCGCCGGGAAACATAGCAAAACTCGCTTTGAGGGGACAAAAGAAGAAGTCATTAAGTATTTAAGCGAGAATAAATAAAATGGAAGAAAAATATAAGAACTATTTGGAAATGCCTTATGAAGAGTTTTTTGATGCAACACATATGTATTCTAGTTATGATGGTGGAGATTATATTTATGCCGTTAGTAAAGAGAATGATGATAAAGAGAGTCGATTAAGTTACATAGAATATTTGACCAAAGAAAAGGGGTATGAATTGTAATGCGTGAATTAAAGTTCAGAGCGTGGTATAAACCAGAAAAGAAAATGATTTATAACATCCAAAATGAGTTCGAAGAAAGAATCGAACTTGGCATGGACTGCTTTTCTGATTATTTAAAAAATGATGATTTTATTGTCAATCAATTCACAGGTCGTACCGACAAAGATGGTAAAGAAATCTATGAAGATGATATCTTACTCATTATTGGTCAGGGCTATTTTAGAGTAACATGGGATAGAGATAACTGTAAGTTTTATTTACTTCCGTTAGAAGACTACCTAGACAAAATGCCTCTTGATAGGAGTTGGGAGATAGATTATGAAGTTGAAGGTAATATTCACGAGAATAAAGACCTACTTGAATATATCGAGAAAGATCAGAAAACGAAATGAAAAAAAGTAAGAGTAAAAAGGTAGCAAGACCTAAATCTGTCGTAAAGCCCACTACTAAGAGCGGACATAAGCTAACGCCACAGCAAGAGTTATTCTGTCAGCTTTATGCAGGCGATAGAGAGTTTTTTGGTAATGGTGTTCAAAGTTACATTGAAGCTTACGGTGTCGATACAAGTAAGCCTGGGTGGTATACAACTGCTCGGGCTGGTGCACATGAGAACCTCACAAAACCTCACATTTTGGAACGAATCGATGAAATCTTCGAAGCCCATGGTCTTAATGACCAATTTGTAGATAAACAACTCGAAAAGCTTATTGTGCAGGATGCTGATTTTAATGCCAAGATGAAAGCAATTGCTGAATATAACAAACTGAAAGCTCGCATCACGGAGAAGCGTGATATTACATCTGGTGGTGAAAAGATAGAAATACCAGTAGCGCTGGTGGAGTTTGTGGATGGTGATAGCAAAAACACTCGTAAAGCTACCAAGTGAGTTTAAGCCGCTTTTTGATAGCTGGTGGCGACATGCAGTTATTGAGGGTGGTCGCTATTCTTTGAAGAGCCATACCGTGGCTCGGTTTTTGTTATTAACGGCTCGTTCAAAGCGAGTACGTATTGCTTGCTTACGTCAGTTTCAGAAAAATATAGCAGATAGTTCGTATCAACTTCTGATTGACTTAATCCAGCAATATGGATTTTCGGAGTTCGTCTGGACAAATGATACCATCACGAATACCAACACTGGCTCAACTTTCATTTTTAAGGGTTTGGATCGCAATGTAGAAACCACCATTAAATCGCTCGAAGGTATTGATATAGCGTGGATTGATGAAGCTCAGACCATTACTCTTAAATCAATACGTATTCTCAATCCAACTATTCGTAAACCTGGTAGCAAAATTATCTGGACACTAAACCGCCTCACCGACCTTGACCCTGTAATTTCCTATTTCATCACTAACCCACCACGTAAAGATGTCTGGCATTTAGAAGTAGATTATCGAATTGCACAGAAAAACGGCTGGCTTTCCAATGAAATCCTTTATGAAATAGAGCAAGCCAGAATCAATCATCCAGAAGACTACGCTCACGATTATTTAGGTAAAGCGCTCGCTATTTCAGATAAAAATATCATCCAGACCGCTCAAGTAATTGAGGCTATGGGGAGAGAGGTGGACGACGAAGGAGCAATTGAGGTTGGGGTGGATGTGGCTCGTCTTGGTGGAGACCGTACTGTGTTTGTGAAACGAAAAGGATTGAAAGAAATCGGACGAGCTTCATTTACTAAAAAACGTACAACCGAAGTTTGCGATCTACTAGTCAATTTTATTGGTGCGGACAAAGATGTCCTAATCAAAATCGATGATACTGGTGTTGGTGGCGGCGTAACAGATGAAATGATCGCAAGAGGCTACAATGTTATTCCAATCAATTTCGGAGCCAAAGCCTCAAACTCAGACAAATATCCGAATCTCATTTCTGAAGCATGGTTTTACTTACAATCCATTATCGACCAAATTTCGATTGCCAATGATAAAGATTTATTAGTGGAGTTGTCGAATCGTGAGTGGAAGATGGATAGCAAAGGGCGTAGGGGCGTTGAAAGTAAGGATGACTACAAAAAACGTGGCTTCCGCTCACCTGACCTAGCAGATGCTACTATTCTCTGTTTTTACACTCCACCTGCACCATCAAAAATTGAATATGGTGGAGTAATCGTTGGCTAGATATAACATTTTTGCTTCATGGATTTAACAAAAACCGTTTTCCCACCTCTGTTAAATTGCTTCATGGTTGCTTCATATATATTCAACTATATAAGTAAAGATTTAACATTATCGCTTTATTCATCTGCCACCCTGTATAAACGCATAATTTGCTACAAGGAAATATTTCATGTTTAATAAAATTAAGAGCTTATTCAATACAAAATCAAAATCAGCATTATATAATACTAGCTCTCATCCTGCTGGCTATTATCGCCCAATGCCACTTGCTTATAGTTTTTATAAGGGCAACAGTTATGATAATACATATCCGTCAATCAAAGCGATTGTCAATAAATTCATCGTTATTAGACCGTACGCAATAGACGCTAATGGTAAACCGATCAAAAATAATCCAAATGTTGTGAATGCATTATATCGTCCAAATAAGCAGATGTCTGCTACGGATTTTCGTGAAGCCTTGGCAGTCATGGCATTAGTTCACCCGAAAATATATTTGCTTTTATGGCATTATGAAGGTAATACAGCTTATGCTGGCGGTGAAATCACGGAGGACAATTTTGCTGGTCTGACATTCTTAGAGGGCGTAAGTGAAGTCGTTAGTGGCGGTAAGAAATATTATCAATGTAGCGGCTCAACTTATAGTGAGAATGAAGTGATTGAAATCTATTCAGGCTATGATCCATACAATTTAAGTCGTGGCTATGCCCCAAGCAATGCCATCCAGAAATGGGCGAATGTTGATGATTATATCGCTGCTTATCAAGCAGGCTTCTTTGAGAATGGTGCCGTGCCAGCTGGTCAATTTATTGTTACAGCCAAAGACAGAGCGCAATTTGAAGATATTGTTAGTAAAATGCAAAGTTCGCATCGTGGAAGTGGTAGAAATAATAATGTTATCTATTCTCACCGTCCTATTGACCCCGCAACCGGAGCTGCAACATCTGCACAAATTGAATGGGTGCCGTTTTCTCAGTCGAATAAAGATATGTCGCTTGATTCAGTCTTCAAACAGGCTAATGATAAGATTGATAGTGCTTTTGGCGTGCCAGCAAGTATTCGTGGCGTAAATGATAATAATACTTACGCTTCAGTCCGCGTCGATGAACAAATCTTTATTAAATATACCGTAGAGCCATTTGCGACCAAGATTTATTCGAGGCTTACTCATGAACTAAATCGAGTTACTGGTGGTCTTGGATATGCTATTACTTTTGACTTAGATATTCCTGGTATTGCTGATGAGGAAAAGATTGATGCCGAACGAAAAATGACTGAGTTTAATTTAATCAATCAGGCAGTAATGAACGGTTACTCGCTCGATTCAGTAGTTGATGCTTTTAATCTATCTAAGGGCTACAAACTGCTTAAACAGGGCTATGTAAAGCCGGTTATCGTGAATGATAAACCAGAAGTGGACGAAGGTGATGAAGTAGAAGACGCTCCTGATTCGACGCAGTCTAATAATGCGGATAAAAATAAAGCAATTGATATCAACCAAGAAAAACATCTCGATCACTGCACTTGCAGCCATAAGGCTCATACTCCAACCAAACAGGAGCAGAAGTTTATTGATGACGTTTCGTCTGTTTTGAGAGACCAGATGAACCGTCAGATTGAACGTGCTATCGAGAATAATGAGCTTAATAAAGACGTAAGCGATATTGATGAGGAAGAAGCAAATAAAACTGCACAGGAAATTCTAGCGTTCATTATTGCTTACATGCTAGTAATGGGTCAAACAACCTACACAGAGGGTATTGCATTGCTTAAAGCAAATAATATTCCGATTGACGCTACTTCTGAATTTATTGTATCAACTTTAACTCGTGCTGATTATCAAGCATACCTAGTAAATGTAGCTAAATCATATTCTAAAGAAACTGCAGAAAGTATTCGTAATGTTCTGGCTCAAGGTCAGGAGTTGGGGTTGAATAAAGAAGAATTAGCCACTCGATTACGTGAGATTATGAATACTGACGAATGGAGAGTGCAGAGGTTAGCGCGCACCGAAGAACATCGTTCTGCTGGTAAAGCTAGTGTAGATGCAATGATACAGCTAATGCATGAGACTGGTGCAAAAATCTATAAGACATGGCATACAACCTCCGCACATCCATGTGAGTTTTGCCAGGCTATGGAAGGAAAGGAAGTGTTGGTGGACGAACCATTCTTGCGAGAGAACGAGAGTATTCTTGGAGTTGACGGTGGTATATTTAATAATAACTTCGTAGATGTTGACAGCGCTGGCTTACACCCGAACTGTCATTGTCGAATGAAAATGAGAGCAACATTGTAATGAAAATCAAATGTCCGCACTGTGATAGATATTTATTTGAAACAGATAGTACATTGATTGTACAAAATGTAAAATGTTCATATTGTAAGAAACGTTTCAATCTCAAGGTTGTAACACCTCAATCATCCGAAGCTGATATTAGACTTAAAGTAGATTAAAGAATTGGTGGTTCACTCCAAGTATATTTAGCTAGACAGAAATTATATTTGTCTTTAGGATGTAGTTTGTTTTGGCAATCTTTGAACGGAATTGGCATCTTCTCTTCTGCATCTTTAATTTTAATCTTTTTACCATACCTAGATCTACAAATTTCACAGCAACTATTACTAGATACATATAGATAATCCTGCCCAGGATTATTTAGCATAATCATGAGCTTACAATAAGTGATATTATTTTCGACACTAGACTCTAATAGTGATCTAGGGTCTCTCCCACAGTCATTTTCATATATTGCAACCAAATGTTCCAGTCGCTCTACTGCTTTTACCATCCTTAATGGATCATTTGATAGGGTATCCGGAAATCTTCGCATTATATCCCATATCACATCGCGAGAAGCTGGTTCGACCGGAAAAGATTTGCGCCGACTTTCCAAAATATTTCTTGCAAAATCAACAGTTATATCGAAGTCCGGCATATTAAGCATATGAGAAAAACAATCCGCCGCAATTGCATCTTGAGGCTTTAATAAATCACTAGCGAATAATCTATTATTAGATCTTACGTAAAATTGATTGCCACACTCTGGGCATTTTCTACCACGGGTAGGTGGTTCATCAAAAATGTGTCCACAATGTGGGCATGCAGTGGTGTTACGGTTTTTATAATCACCATAAACAGTTGCTATTTCTCTTGGACTATCTTCTATTGAATCAAAATCAAGCTCGTCATCCTTAACTTTATTATCATCAGTTTTAAATGTATTGATCGGTTCGTTTATCCTATCAGTAATATTAGGTATTGCTTCATTTAATTTTGGGATTATTTTTTTATTATAAAAATCTTGTGCTTTTTTCTTAATTTCGTCGAGCAACATAATACCTCCATATGTTACTGCTTATTTTATCACGTTTTACTGCCACCCTATATCTTTACATAATCGTTTTTGATGAAGCAGATGTCCATATGGATGCAGAAATCGCAAATATTAAATTAACTTTAAGGAAAACATGACAATTAAACAGAAAATTGTTTCAGTTACCGGCAAGCTCTCTACTAAGAGTGTTGATGGTGAAAGAAGAATTGTCTTTGTCGCAAGTTCTAATAACGAAGATCGTCATTATGAACATGTAGATGTAGCAAGCTTACGTTTACCATTAAAAGGTGGTGGAGATATTACTGTTTCAGCTATCCCAAGCGAAGGCGTAAGTGAAGTCATTGATATTCCTTTAATGTTGAACCACAGCGGTGATGTTCGTGATGTGATTGGCTCCATTCGTGCTGCTTACTTCTCGAATAATGAACTAACATTTGAAGCTGGTATTTCCAAGCGAGAAATCGCCCAAGAAATGCTCACACTGCTTGAAGAAGGTCATCTGTCTAATGCGTTCTCGATCACAATGATTGATTACGATTACAATATTGACTCTGAAACAATCAGCAAAGCTGAAGTGATTGAGGTTTCACTGGTCTATCGTGGATCCAACAAGGAAGCAAGATTACTTGCCATTAAATCTTTATTAGGAGATGAAATGAAGACGAAACAAAACGACAATTTTGGTGATGCTAATGGTGATGGAGAAAACCACACGGTCATTCCTGAAGCCACAGAAGCTAAAGCTCCTGAAACATCAGAAGCTCCCGAAACAGTTGACGAAACTCCTGCTGGAGAAACAGAAGCTCCTAAGGCTCCTGATAATTCAGAGGAAGAAGCCACTAACGAGTCAGAGGGTGAAACTCAAGAAGTACTCGAAACTAATAATACTGAAGAAAAGGAAGAAACTATGAACAACAAAGAAATTGCAAAAGATGCAGTTGTGGAAAAAGGTGTCATGCCTAACCAGCCAGCCTCTGCAAATAACTACCTCAAAACAAAAGCTGCACTTGTAGACTTTAAGAATATCGTTCTTAAAAACCACCGTGGTTCTAATGAACAAATCATGCGTGAATGGAACGAAAACCTTAAATCTAAAGGTGTAACCGGTGATGCTATCATGCCATCCCAGATTGAAAATATCTTCTTCAAGGCTTGGGTCGATAATCCTGGTATTTTGGCAACTTTCCGTACAGTAGGAGTTAAAAGTGCTGCCGTTTACGCAATTGGTACTAGCGATACCGCTAATGGACACAAAAAAGGCGATGCAAAAGTTGACCAGTCTCTGACCAACGTCCGTCGTGATCTTAAAGGTCTTGGTATCTATAAAAAGCTTCCAATCGACTTGCAAGACCTCTACGATGATGAAACTGGTGAATTGCTTGCCTTCCGTGTTGAAGAATTAGCGGCACGTGTCGCTAACGCTATTGCAGTCGGTGCTTTAATCGGTCAAGGAACTGGTGATAAGGCTACCTTACAAGGTACTCGTGGTCTTTATCCAATGCTTTCCGACATCAATGCAACTAGTGGTTATGGTTCAAATGTTGCTACTAAAGTTACAGGTGAAACTGGAGAAGGCAGCTATGAATTGGCAGTCCGTGCCGTTGGCGCCGTCAAGGACGAGAAAAACGCCGGTAAAATCTTGGTTGTACCAACTGGATTTACTACTGAACTCAAATTAGCTAAAGGTTCTGACGGACACTTGATGTTCCCAGCAGGCTCTAACTTTGCTAATTTACTTGACGTAAAGCAGATCTTTGAAATTGACGAGCTTGTCGGTAAAGACGTTAAGGCTATTGCATATGCTAACCAAAGCTACGTTTTAATCGGTGAACCTACCGCAACCGTACGTACCGACTTCGACACCAATAAAAACCAAGATGTTATGCTTACTGAGCGTTATGTCGGTGGTTCTGCACAAGGCTACAAGACCGTTGCCGGCGCATTTGCACATGCTTAATCAATTAAACTAAGGAATAAAGGACGATCAGATGAATAATTACCAACCTGTGCTATCACAAGATGAAGTAGTTGCTCTGCTTGGTCGTCCTCTTTCTGAGGTTGAAATTAAAAACTTTAATATTTACTTTGAAATCGCTGATCTAAAACTAAAGGATTTACTTTGCTTATCTAATCTTCCAAATCCAATTCCTGCTGACCTCAAAATGCTTCTAGCTAAAATGTTTGGCAGTATTAAAGCGACACAGGATTTTGAACATAATAATGGAGTGGAATCAAAACGAGTAGAAGATTTTTCTATCAACTATACAGCTGACAAGAAAAGTCCGATGAGTTTGGTTTTATCTAATGAAAGTGCAACGCTTCTAAAGTACAGTCAATGTTCGAGCGGTATTATGCACGGAAAGACGATGTTATGACCGTGTTTGATATGTTTGTTGAGGTACCCTTTGAATATCTAACGATTAGTCGAGGTGAAGTTTATGGCAACCGAATCATCGGTCAAAAAACTCTTCGAGGTATCGTTAAGATTAAAGAAGGTATGGTCTCGCAGGGCAACCAAGAAACACGGAAATCTAACAACACCGTCCATGTACATCCAGAGGACTTTGTCGGTTTAACATGTGAGCGAATTATCGGCAACGGTATTCGCTATAACAATGCTGATTATTCGATTGTTGGCGTAACTGAAGGGCGTAATTTCGATACTAATGAAATTGAACACTTAACCTTAACGCTTGAAAGGGCTGAATATGTCAGTGATAATTAGAACTAATACGAAGCTTTTCGAGCGAGTCGAACGAGAGAACTGGAGAAATGGTTTGCGTGCTATGGGTGATAGAATCCTGATGGATGCTATTGCATTAGCTCCAGAATTAACCGGTGATCTAAAAAGTGATGGGCGAGTTGAAGTTGTGTCTGATTCCGAAGTACATGTCAAGTTTGGAGATGCTAGGGTGCCATACGCAAGACGTCGACACTTCGAGAACAAGAAAAATCCTCACACTACGTATTATCTGAAGAAAGCTGGTGATAATGTCGTCGCTAAACTTGGCTTCAAGGAGTTTCTGAAATGATTGTATTGTCATTACTTAAATTCCTCGAAGATAATAATCTAGGCAAAATTGATCAGGATTTATTCTGGGAAAAAATTGGCTTAGGTAAAAACGGCATTTACATTGCCAGTGTCGGAGCTTCTCAAGATAGGGGTATGCGTAATCGCCAAGACTATATTGTTTACTCCAGAGGCAAAACCGACATTGAGAGCTACCAGAAGCTCGAAAAAATAAGAAAGTTCCTAAATAACTCATACGATATCTGTACACTCCCACCTGTACCGCCAGTGTTCAATCGGGAGTATCATAATGTAACTATTATGCCACCATCATCCATTACTAATGTAGGATTAGATACTAATGGACGAATGGTCTGGTCGTTTACTGGCACAATCTATTACTAATAACCATAAAGGAGAATATATGGACGAAACACTCATGGCTGGTAAATGGGAAATGAGCATTGGAAATACCCTTATTCCAGCAAAATGTCTTGGCGATATCACGCCAAACTACGCTGAAGGTACAGTAGAAGCGAAAACTCAAGCTGGTACTCGAAAGCAACCATCTGGCAAAGCAGAAACTGCAGAATTAACCTTTACCGTTTACCTACCAAACTTGGATTACCTAAAAGTCTTATGGGCAGATGCCTATCAAAAACCTACTGCTGAAGCTCAAAAAACTGGTGCAATTGTATTTGGTAGCAATAACTGTAGTATGCGTAAAGCACTACCTGTCAATATCCATCCGGTCTGCGAAAAAACTGACGATAATGATATCCACATTTTTGCAGGGCTTGTAAATATGACATTTAATCCAACATTATCTACAACAGATGCAGTATCTATTGAGGCAACCTTACAAATGCAACCAACTGATAATGGTTACTTCCGTGTTGGTACTGGCGATTTAGCTAAGCCATCAAAATGGGATGTAACTGCACAGAAGACTATTCCAGTTACTGAACGTTAATAAAGTCTTAATAACTAAAATAAGCTCTCATAAGGAGCTTATTTTTATAGATGCCATTTATGTTTTTTGGAGAAGGTAAAGTAAATTACAGGAATATAGGCAAAAATACCACCAAATAAAAGCCATAAGATAATTGAATGCTCGATTGGATAAGTTTTAGGACTATTTTTCTTCTTATTTTTTTTATTGTTTTGAATAACAGTCCATGCTCCAATGAATGTACCTATATCCATAATACCTCAATTATAACATATTTTCAGAAAAGCACAAGTTTTTATTGCCACCCTGTATAAACCCATAATATTAAACATAAAAAGGATTTTAATTACAATGTCAGTATCTATTTCAACATCAGTATACACAAAACAAATCACTGCCGAGATTGACGGTGTAGAATTCAAGGTTACGCCAATGTCTTCAGCTCAAACGTTATCTTATGTCGACCTATGCGACGAACTAAAAGAAGCAAAAAGTACTAATGATTTAACGAGGGTTAAAGAAGCTATTAGAAACTTGAGCGATATTCTTTATAGCGTGTTTGATAAACCAGATGAAGCTCGCAAAGTGTTAGTAAAAGTGCCAATTGAGGGCGTTCTTGAGATCTATCAAAAGATTGTAGGTGAAAAACCTGATAATCAGGAGTAAGTATGGCGAATCTGCTTGATTTAATGACTCCAGAAGACCGTGAAGCGGTGGAAGTAGCTTTTAAGAAGCGAATGTCTGGAGACAATACATTCCGCAAGGGTAAAGTATCTAGGGTAGCTTATTTACTTGCTGAACTCGGCATGCTTTATGGTTGGGAAGCGATCGTTGCGGCAAAACGTGGCTATATCGAAACTTTTGATGAGCATACAGGTAAAAAGCAGAAGATGCCATTATCAATGGAAGAGTTATCAGCCTTAGTGGATGCTGGGCAAAAGGTTAAACATAGTGATTATGTGAACTATGCAAGAATCGTTTGTGTCGGCACTGGCAGTGCTTTCAGTAAGAACCCTAACGAAACACTTCGTGATGGAATGAAACCATTTATTGATGGAGTAAACAAATAATGAGTACCAGCAGTACCGTAGTTGGCGAAATTGAATATCGAGTCAAAATTGATACTAAGGATTTTAAGTCCGAGATTTCTCATGTTGAAAAAACGATGAAGACTGAACTGGGTTCTGCTGGTGATAAAAGTGGTAAAGATTCAGGCGAAAAAGCCAGCCATGGCTTTGGAGAGAAGTTCAAAAACGGTCTAAAAAACATTGGTAATGGCTTTTTGGCTGGCATGGGCGGATTTATGGGGCAAAAACTCATGTCTGGTTTCCAGTCAGCGTTTTCTAGCCTCACAAATATCTTTAAGTCATCAATCTCCGCATTTAGCGATTACGAACAACTTACTGGTGGCGTAGAAACTTTATTTAAGGATTCTCAAAATCAAGTATTCCAGTACGCAGACAATGCTTATAAAACTGCCGGACTTTCGGCTAACCAATACATGGAAACCGTAACTGGTTTCTCAGCTTCACTGCTTCAAGGCTTAAAAGGTGATACTGCTGCAGCGGCTAGATATGCAGACATGGCAGTAACAGATATGTCTGATAACGCCAATAAAATGGGTACTGATATGGGGCTAATTCAGACCGCTTACCAAGGTTTCGCCAAGCAAAACTACACTATGCTTGATAACCTTAAACTTGGCTATGGTGGCACAAAAACTGAGATGGAACGCCTGCTTAAAGATGCCGAAAAGCTACCACAGGCAATGGGTAAGAAATTCGATATTAGTAATTATCAAGATATTATTGAAGCGATCCATTTAGTTCAAGAGAATACTGGAATTGCTGGTACAACACAAAAAGAAGCTGCCGAAACCATCAGCGGAAGCTTAGGAATGCTCAAAGGTGCGTGGAGCAACCTTGTTACAGGACTTGCTGACGATACTCAAGATTTTGGTAAGTTACTAAATAACGTTATTGAATCAGTCGAGGCAGTAGGTAAAAACTTATTACCAACAATTGAAGTTGCTTTGGGAGGCATGGTTCAACTTATTCAGAATGTCGCACCGCTTATCATTGCAGAAATCCCGAAACTAGTTAGTCAGCTATTACCGCCAGTGCTTGAAGCAATAATCAGCATTGTAATGTCGATTATAGAGATTTTGCCAGGTCTTATTGAGCAGTTATTTAATGCACTGGTAGAAGTTTTACCTAAACTGATTGATGCAATAGTTACTATTTTACCTAGTTTGATAGACGCTATCACTAATTTAGTTATTACTATTATTACGAAGCTTACAGAGCCTGCCACACTTACTATGCTACTGAACGGCGCAGTAAAACTATTTATGGCGATCATTGAAGCATTGCCACAAATTCTCACTGCTTTAACCAATGCGTTGCCACAGATAATTACAAATATAATCGCGTTCTTAATCGACCCGAATACAATTGCACAATTATTATCAGCAGCAATAATCCTATTTATGGCGCTAGTTCGTGCAGTGCCTATGATTTTTGGAGCATTGATTGCTACTTTAGGTGGCTTATTTGCAGAGGTCTGGAAGCGAGTAAGCGAGATGTTTGGTCAAGGTGGTGAAAAGATTGGGCAAGCGTTTTCTAATGCATTTAAGACTGCAATTAATAACGTACTTGGAGTAGTAGAAAATACAGTTAATTTCTTCGTAGATATGATTAATGGTGTTATTGGGATTATCAATGCTATTCCAGGCGTTAATCTCGGTAAGCTAGATAGACTTAAAATTCCACGTTTAGCATCTGGTGGAATCGTGCCAGCAACGGCTGGCGGTAAAATCATCATGGCAGGCGAAGCTGGTGAGGATGAATGGGTGGTACCTGAATCCAAGATGGCAAGTTTGATAGAAAAATTAGGTACTGGTAATGGAAATGGCGGTGGCGAAACATTCAACTTTACATTTAACGGGGTTGTCGGCACCAAGAGCGAGCTGAGACAATGCGCCATTACTTTCCATGATGCTTATGAAGAAGTAAAGAAAGCGAGGATGGCAGCATGAGTTTAGCCCTTACAATCACAGATGATAATACGAGTATTACCTATACACTGTTACCATCACCGTTTAATAAGAATCGAGAAATCGGTAAAAGCGAAGTTTTAGTCGCAAGTGGTGATATTTACACTGATTATGTATATAAAAAATTTACATTTGAATATGAATGGGATTTTTTATCAGCTGAAGAATATGCCGTCCTAGAGGGCTTCTTCAATCGTCAATATGAACTACATAAATATCCTCGCATTTCTATTCCAGAACTTGGTGTTGATAATATGGTTGCAAGAATGGAGCTAAGCGATCAAGCAATCGTCAATAATTGTGGAATGGTAGAAAATGTGAAAGTATCATTCAGGGAATCGACACAACTATGATTACCGTCTCAGATAAATTCCACCAATTAGCAGCAGCTTCAGTTAGACCACTAGATTGGGATGTGGCAATTTCGTTTACCAAGAAGAGAAATACTGGAATCAAGTGGTTCACGCTTGATCAATCAACATTAGACGGCGCTGACCTTCTTGGATCGAACGATCAAAATCCAATTCAGTTATGGGATACTTACGACTATATGTTTTTAAAAGAGCGTCTCATTTCCATGAATTTCTCACGTTCTGTGGAGTTTCCATACAATATCCAAAGTTGCATTGCTGATTTTGAGCTGAATAATTACGATAAACGCTTCAGCTTCAGTGAAGGCGGAACCGTTTCACCAATTGGAAAGTATATTCTTCCAAAACGTCCATGCCGGCTCTATATGGGTTTTAAGGGCGGTGGCTTAGCGCCAGTTTTTGTTGGACTTACTCAAGGCTTACCAACATATGATGGGAATCTAGACGAAGTTGTAAGTTTCACTGCTATGGATTTCTTGAGCGAAATTGGCGAGATGAGTCTCAAGAATATGGTGATGATGCGAAATGTTCGCACCGATCAAGTCATCGCTACTATCTTAAACCAGTTTGGACTCGACCCCGCAATGTATAAATTATCAGCAGGACTCAACGTTATCCCATTTGTTTATTTTGTTTCTGGCAAAAACGCCGGCAATGCCTTAAAAGAATTGGTTCAAGCTGAAAATGGGGCAATGTGGCTTGATGAACAAGGCATTATCCGTTTTCAGCCACGAACTTCAATTATCGGTAAACAGCCAGTAATGACATTTAATGCTACAACAATTATTAAAGCCACACCAAGTCGTACTGACAGTATTGTAAATACTGTTAAAGTAAAAAGTGAAATCCGCGCCGTTCAGGCATTTCAGTCTATTTTCACAATGGACAATTCCAACGGATATTCTGGTGAAGCTAAAGAAGATGCCTACCGACTACCAGCCAACAGCACCAAAGATGTATGGATTTCATTTGATGATCCAATCTGGCAATGTTCAACCAATCCAGTTCTAAAAGGCAATTCTGATAACTCAAATTTTACGGCTGTAGATTTATCTGGCAAGCCAGTTTCCGAGAAAGTCTCGGCTACTGGCACATTATTTGCTGATTCGATGAAGCTTACATTTACCAATACGAATAGCTTTCCAGTTTCTGTGAATTTCTTGCAGATTTTTGGTGAACCAGCTAAGCAGGTCTCAGGGAGTCCAATAGAATATGAAGCCCACGATAGCGAGTCTGTCGAGAAGTATGGCGTCCAGGCTCTAGAAATTAACGACAATGATTGTTTCGGTAATTACAAGAATATTGATGGCTACGCCACAGATATCCTCAAAAAATATGCCAATTATTCACCAATTTTGAAATTAGAAGTTAAAGGTAATCCGGCGCTTCAACTTCAGGATATTGTGTCGGTAGATTATAGAGAATTTGTTGGAAACTATCAGATTATAGGTATTGAAATGTCGCTTGGCGATTCACAATTAAAAACTACTCTGACACTCAAGAAAACTACAGTTGTTTCACCATTCATCTTAGATCAATCAGTATTGGATAGTACGGACGTATTGGGTTAGAAAGGAGAGGGTATGACAATTGAAAAAACAGTAAAATATTCAGGCAACGTAGTTACGTCATCTAACGACGGCAAAATGATAATAGATCAGACAGCGGGTGAGATTATTGTGAGGGATGGCAATAACGTTAGGCGTTATTATCTCGGTTCTGAAAAATCACCAACTGGATTCGGTCAATACATATCAAAGCCAAACGTTGATGTGATTACGGAGCTTAATCAATAATGACTCAACCTAGAAATTTTATAATGAGTAGCGATTACCCTATACCGATACTTGCTCTCAAATTATCTACTACCATAAACGTGCCAGTTGGTCAGTATTGGAATGAGAATAAAAAAATAGTGCCACACAATCTTCCGTTTACTCCTCTCATTATTGGTCAATGGTCTACTAATGCTAATTTTAATCCAGCTTTTGACTTATCGACTCAAATTCCTATTTTTTATGGTAGTAGTCAGCCACCATTTGTAGTTGATATCGGGGCGGACGACCATAACATCTATATAAATTGTTCACATAATAATTCATTTGAGACTGTTTTTTATTTTAGGCTGACTGGATTCGTTCCGCCAGATTATGAAGGTAAAGTAGATAATGTAGATGATATTACTAATTTCAGGCTTAACTCTGATTTTAATTATCCTAAAATTCTAGAGCAGAGAAAAATAACAGTCGAAGCTAATACTGATTCAATTATTAATCATAATCTTGGATATATTCCTCAAGCTAGGCTTTGGAAAATTGGTCAAGTCGGCAATTACTCGCAAGGTTATCATAACTGCGTTATGCCACAGGCTACTACAAGATCTACTAATAATGACGGTTATCTGGGTGCATTAGTTAATGATAAGCAGTATATTATCTGTAATAAATCAAATAGCTCATCAAGAGAAACTTTTTATTACCATATATATGGAGATGAAATATGACGACTTCGAGGATATCTAATTTCCTGCAGAATAGTGATTTTACGGCTCAAAAGCAGAAGAACAAGATACATTTTGAACTCAATATTCCAGCAGGAAGTTATAAGACTGGCGATTCGTGGCACGTAGACAAAGATTCTCCAAGCGGTGTATTTTTTGAAAATGTTGTAATGAAAACAAATCTTGAGCAAAATTATCTACCAACAAACTACACTATAATTTTGCCAAATCATGAAGCAGATATTTTTGTAAGCGTTCATAGGCTAGATATCAACCATTATAGGCTTTTCGCAGTGTTCCAAAGACTTATGACACCGGAAAACTTAAATCCATATGCACAAATCCCTAATATCAACATACAAGCATGGCTTAATTTATCCATATCACCGTTTTAGCCATTCTAAGACATTTTGAGAAGTTTTTCTTAATAGATGATAAAACTATCATCTAAATTAAAATGACCCCTTTATCGTCTATGATAGAGGGGTAGTTTTTTGAGGTAAATTAAGAATTTTATTTTTTCTTCTTTAGCAGCTTAAAAATCAATAAAATCTGTGAACCCAAGGTCGCTAAGATACTAGCAAGAGCCGTACCGAAGGCTGTCATATTCTTATCATTAAGGCTCATAATAGCAAGCACAACTTGTGGTGTGATAGCAGAGCCTAAAAGTAGGAAATCTCCAACTAAATACGCAACAATCTTAGTTTTATTACTAAACTCAAAGCCCGAGCCAGCTTCTGCGATGGCTTCAGTTGAAGCGTTAGCTAGTTTCATGTATTCTTCATTGATTTTATTGATTTGTTCATCCGTGAGTGTAGGTTTCATAGGTTTTACCTCCTTATTCTCCCTTTCTTCGACTTTTTGCTCGTCTTTGTTAATATTTTCTGTTTTATTTTCTTCCATTTGTTTCTCCTTTTCTTGTGGATTTTCCTTAGGCGTTTCTGGCGTTGACTCAGGCTTAGGTGGCTCAGCTGGTTGCTCCGGTTGCTTTGATGGTTCCTGCGATGCCTCAGCAGGTTTTTCAACAGGTTTGCCAACTCCTTTATCTACGAGAGATTGAATAGCGTCCCAGCTATAACCAGCTGCAGCTAAACGTCTCTTTCTTTCTTCGCCATCACCCCATTTCTTTTGCCAGATTTCTGCTGCAATTTCCTCATTGGATTTTAATTGCGGTGGATTGACCCACTCGACAATTCTCGTAGTATTCATGGTTTCAGTCCAACCAGCATACACAACACCATAGATGCGAGAGACGGTATCGATAGTAGCGTTTAATTCGCCTTCAAAATAATCGAAAAATGGTTTACGAGTATATGGGCTTGACCAAATCTGAATACGGTTCCCAGTACGCTTAGCAATAGCCACATGACCATAGTTCTTATAACCACCAGTCCACCAAATAGGCACAAAACAGCCATCTGGGAGATTACGGTCTTGGTGTTTTGTGTTATTCCAGCTCCATGCGATTTGAGCAGACTCTGCGAACGGAGCGACATTGAATGTCCTTTGTGCAACAGCTAAACACCACAAGAACCAATCTGTCAGAGGCTTGCCTTTGTAGTAAACTACTAACTTTTTATCATCTAGGTTAGGGTATAATGTTTGCTTAAAACTCATTTTAATTCCTTAAACATTAAGATTATAAATAATGCCCCAATAACGAGGTATGAGATCAATGCCTGAATAAAATATCCCTTCAAGGTTATAAATAACCAGAATAAGATGTTAAATAACATTATTCCTCCCCAAACTAAGACTGATAGCCAATTCGTATTTTTCATCGATGCACTCCATCGATAACCACGAATTTAAGGATTGCTCCGAGGACTGCTGTAATAATCGCCCAGACGATTTTAGCTTGATTTTCTTCAAGTTTATGAAGACGACTAGATCGGTCTGCAGCTCGTTCTTCTAGGACTGTAACTCGCTGAGAGATTACATTGTAAGTATCGACTTTATGATTTACTTCATTGACGAGATCGCCAATATTCTTGATGTCGGCTTCCATCTTGCCTAGTTTCTGATATAAAGCTGAATCGTTATTCATATGAATATAGCGTAAGCGATTATAGGGTGGCAATGGTATGATTCCACTACGTAAATTAAAGCCTAACTGTATAACAGTAATTAGTGGGGATTCATATCAACAGCCTATTGGAGCTGGAGCAAAGATTCCTTTTAGTAAGATAGAAAACAAGATTGGCGATAGTTTATCTTTGAGTGATAGTTCTATTGTTATTGGCGAAGATATAAGTTATGTAAAAGTTTCAGCTTCTGTTTATTATCAACAAAATGGAGTGAATTATGGCTGGTTTGAGTTAATGAAGAAAGAAAAAGCAGTCCCGCATACTAGAACAATCACCACCATGATGTCAGGATTTGGAACTGCGACTCTCTCGACTGTTTTAGTGCCAGTATCTAAAGGTGATTTTTTCTGGCTTCAAAACCTTGATCCACGCAACGTAAATGAAATAAATACTTTTATGACTATTGAAATTATAAAATGATTCTATTCGGGGCTTACATCGATACAATAATCAATAACTAAGTGCCACCAATAAGCGCTAGCCATGTTATTTTTAAGCTGCATTACTACTACTTTTCGCAACGAATCCATATAGAAGCCAGCAACCCAGCTATTATCAGCTGTGTCGTATAACCAAGGTACCGTCCTCCAAGACCCATTATTTGCTTTATTTTTAACAACCATTCTCATATCAATAACGGTTGCGCAATTTATCACAGACACTTCTTTAGGAACGTCTCCTTTTCCAAAATAGACTTTCCTATAAATTTTCCTACCATCAATCCATGTACCAATTTCTATCTGTTCTTTTGAATAGTTAGGCTTTAATTTACGTAGTGGAATCATACCATTTTCTATATTAGTTCCGTTCGCTAGACCAGTACAAAAATCAGCTAAATACTTGTCGTTAGCGACCATCTGATCCATCTCTGCTGCAGTTAGAACATCGAGTGGCGTAAAATCCATATTAGGGTATGGTAAAGTTGCTGCCATTATTTTGTCTCCTCATTAAAATAAAAATCTGTGTACTCAAAGCTAGTATCAGTTGCAGTCATCACAACTCGCTGAGCCAAAGCAATATCAATCTGTTTAGCAACGTTATCTAAGAAGTTTTCAATGATCTTTTCGGATTCTGAAGTTGTCAAAATCATTAAACAAAACTTGACGACATTTTTGTCTCCAATGGTGTAATTTTTAGCGTAACGATATGTCGGAGTTTGAGTAGTTTTTGCAATATTATGTTCAAAATAAGTTCGTCCAGCCGGTGATTGACGAACGGAAAACTCATCATTTAGTTTTGGTTTCCAAATCGCAACTCGATCAAGAATAAGTTTATTTATCATATCCATGATTATGTAATTTAACAGGGTGGCAATGGTATGATTCCATTGTCTAAATTAAATAACAAATATAATACCGATGAACAAATTATAGGCAAATGGGAAGATGGTAAAACTATATATCGTAAAGTAATTAAGGGCACTGGATATATTCCTGCTTCTACAAAATTCGCTGAGGCAAATGTCGTTAATACGGTCGTTTTTGCTCACTGTGAAGCTTTGTCTGATTATGATGAATGGCGTCCAATTCCATGGCTTTATGGAAATAGTGCCAATAGCGTTGATGGAGCATGGCATAGTGGCTTCTCTATCCGTCCAAAACTTGGCGATATAGCGTTTCAAGTCGGTTCAGCTATTAGCAAAACTAAGAAGTGGCATGTAATCGTAGAGTATACGAAAGCATAATAAAATGTGAAAGTTTTTAGATATTTATAAGGTGTTTTTTGTTGAGAAAAATTGATAAAACCCCTTGACTTTATACGCCATGTGGTGTATAATTAAGATAGTGGTAAAGACATTGGCACATTAAAAAATGGTAGAAAGGAGGAAGCTATGAGTATTTCATTCAAAATCTCTCGATTAAGACTTGAAATAAAAATTACTCTCGCCGGTCGAAGACGAAAGTAATCTAACATAACAATTCCATTCTAGCAAGACATAACTGAATAGTCAAGTCTTTACCACTATTAGGAGAAAGCATGAATAATGACATTGAATTTATTACCATCCCAAAAACCGAATACAATGAACTAAAAGATAAAGCTGATAAATGGGATGAATATACGTCTAAATTAGCCAAAAATCTGCCAAATAAGAGCCTTAGTGCTAAGCAACGTTCTGAAGCAGCCAGAAGAGCCGTACAGGCTCGTTGGGCTAAAATAAAGGATTGACATATTGTGTAATTTTTATTAAACTCAAGGAAATTGATGTAATGGAGTTTGAGCCTCCTCGTTTTAATGACGAGGGGGCTTTCTCATGGGATAGCCTCACAATCATAAGCGAGGTAAAATGTCGACTAATAACTATTACGTCAGGATGGACAAGAGGACGCTCTCCACCGTTTTTAATGGTGATTTAGTAGCGTGGAGTTGGTATTACTCGCTGAAAGATTATATATCACGATTTAAGCCAGATAAGTATGGATATGCTAGGATCTCTAATCGTGTCATACTACAAGATTTTGGACTTGATAGGTTTCAATTTTACCGATTAAATCATAAGCTTGTTGACTTAGGTTTAATAGCCATTGATGATGTTAAACGAGGTCAAAGGGTCTTTTCAGGGATAAAAATACTTAGAATAATATAGGTTAAATTACAAAAACTATGGAGGTAGCTGAAGAAGCATACCTCTCTTTATTTGTCAAATTTTACCTGTGGAAAACTATGCAAAATCTGTGGAAAACATGTGGAAAAATACCCCATTTTTTGTGGATAAGTCTGTGGAAAAGTACCATGAAGTGTGCGAAATCCGCACACTTCCCGACCCCTGTTAAGTGTGCGAAATCCGCACACCCATATAACCATATATACCAATAGTAATAGGCTCAACTAAAAAAGTAATTTAATTTTAATTTAAACACGAAAAGCTTCCCAAGCTCTTGCTTGGTGATTAGCCGAGCTTGGGGCTTTTCTTTCAATAAAGGAAAGTATGAAAAATATTAGACAAATAGATAAGCAAATTGATGAATATTTGAATTACTGCGAGAATGTTCGTCGCATGAGTGAGCAAACTCTTCACGGAAAAAGATGGATTTGTAGGGAGTTCCTCAAAACAATTAAGATTGACAGTCTTAGTGAATTATCAAACAAGCACATCAATGAATGGATAGCAGAGCAAACTGCTCGTGGATGTTCTGGCAGGACAATCAATAGCAGACTAGTCAATTTAGTTGCTATGCTTCGATATTTTCAAGACATGGGGGCATCATTTCCAAAATTAAAACTACGATTGATCATTAAATGTAAGGAGCAACCACCTCGTAGGGTTTACTACACTAGAGAGCAGATTGAGCAAGTATTGAGATACGCTGATCACTTAGAGTGGCTACTAATAAAGCTTTGTTTTGATTGTGGGCTTCGGATTTCCGAATTACGCAATCTTCGTCTTATGAATCTTAACGGGCGAATGGTAACGTTTATCGGTAAAGGTTCAAAAGCTCGTGAATCGTATATGAGTAAAGAGGCTAAGACTCGTTTAGACGATTGGATTCAAAGAAACCGAATAAACGATTTTATTTGGGTGAGGATACCCGGAAAAAATGAACCGATGTCGGTTGAAGATAAACGATATTTGATGAGAAAGCCATTCTATCAAGCTGGATTCAAAAACTTCTATCCGCACGCTTTACGCCACTCTTTCGCAACCGATATTCAAAAACACGGTGCTTCACTAATGGAGACTAAAGAAATGTTAGGGCATGCAAGAATCGAAACTACAGAACGATATGTTCATGGTTTAGAAGGACACTTGGAATATTTCTTCGATAAATATAAATTTACAACGGCTTAGTAAGAGGTAATATTGGTCATGCAGATTAGTGATGGTTGTGGAAAACTATCTGCATGACCAGAATATTATTATTGACAAAATGACGTATTTTAGCTACACTAAAAATATCTTAGCGAAGTTATCAAGCCAAGCTAAATTCTTTAACACTTAGAAAATAGAAACCGTGGTAATTTACTATCATGGAAAATTTTTAAGTGATATAATAATACAAAGTTATTATTAG